GGTGTGACTGGTGTTGTTGACTCTGTGGGTGAGGGTTGGGGTGCTGTCAGAGTAAAAGATCCTGCTACAGGTAAACCTATTTTCCGTTCTGGTCATATGACTGGAATTAAAGTAAAGGTTGGTGACAAAGTTAATCCTAATACTGTCATTGGTACACAAGACTCTGTTGGTATGAGCAATGGATATGTCCATGCCCACATCGAAGGAGACACGGCTGCAATACATAATGCTTGGTTGAGAGCAAATATTGGTGCAACAAGTACAGACACTGGTGCTGATATTGGACCATCTGGTAGTAATGCTTCTTCTCCTGCTACTGGTGCTGGTGGGGAAACTCCTGCAGCAGAGGAAGCACCACCACAGGATCCATTTGATGCAGCAATTGCAAATCTGGAAAGAATTCTTAATCAACATCTCCCCGCAACCAAAGAAGTTCCTAGTGGATGGCAAGGTGAGCAATCTCCTGCTGGTTCTACTACACCAACTCCAGCATCTTCAGGTCCAACCCAGGCAGATCAACTAAATAAGAAGACAGAGAAACTACAAGATCTTTCCAAGAAAAAGGTCAAGAGGGATAAAGATGGCACAACAAAAACAAATACCGAAATGTTGATGTTGCAGCAGAATATTATCCAACCTTCTAGTTCGTCCACAAGTCAACAAGTATATTATGGTTCTGTAAGTCCTCTGGTACTAGGTAAATAATAAATGGCACCAAAAGCAAGACTATACAAATATGTAACTCCACCCCCCGTTAAGGGTGGTGCAACCATAAAGATTGGTGGCAAAACAGTTGCTGGACCTAGTGCTGGATTTAGTCAGTTGATTAAAGCGACTAATAGCATTGGCGCGACTGTTAATAGTATTGCTATTATTGTTGAGGATCTGAACAAGACATTTGCATCTAATATGAAGATGCAGATGAAGCAGACTGAAGAGATGTTTAAGCTTCGTGAGAAGCAGTTTGATAAAATTCAGTCTGATAAAAAGAAACAAGAAGAGAAGCAAAGAAAAGCAGAGGGTCTCAAACAGGACGAAAAGGCAGAATCAACTCAAGAAAAGAAAAAATCTATTATTGGTTCTGTTGCTGGAACTGTTGGTAAAGCAGCAGCATTTGGTCTTGGATTCTTAAAAGGTATCTTTGATTTGTTTGGTTCTATCTTTAAGGCAGTTATCATGTATAACTTGCTTGATTGGATCAGCAAACCAGAGAACTTAAAGAAAGTCGAATCGATGATCAAAACGATCAAATCGATAGCGCAGTTTATATTTAAGTTTGTTGAGACTTTTGTGAATATGGGTCTAGGTGGTCTAGCAGACTTTCTAGAGAATCCCTTAAGTTTTAAGGGATTATTTGGTATTCTTAAGTTTGTCCTTGCCCTTGGACTTCTGTTTAATCCACTTGGGATGGCGAAGTTAGGGATCCAACTCGCAGTAAAACTGTTTAGAGGTGGAAAACTAATCAAGCTCCTAACTGGATTGTTTAAGGGCATTGGAGGCATGATTAGAGGACTCTTGTCTTTTGTTAAGGCAAGAGGACTTGGTGGACTTCTACTCGGTGGAGCATTGTTATTTGGTGTCGGTGCAGCAGCAGAAATGATTCCTGGTGCAATAGGTACTGAGACTGATAAACTTATTGACGAAGACGAGCGAAGTGAAGAAGATAAGATTAAGACTTTAGAAGAACAGTTAAAGTCTCTGAGTTTTTGGGACAAATTATGGGGTAAGGATGCAGAAATCAAAGAGCAGATTGAGAGGATAAAAACTGGGGAAGATCCTAGTTATGGACTCACTGGAATGGAATCTAGTGATAATGATAAGCCAGTACCTGAAGGATATTCTCGTGCAAGTAACGGAGAAATTCTAAAGGAACCTGATCTTTTTGCTAAGGGAGGAGAAGTCGCAATCACGCCATTTGTCCCTAAATTCGGAGGAAAAGATGGTTTCGCCAAAGGCGGTTGGATTACTGGTCCTCAGTCTGGTTATCCAGTCTCTCTCGATGGCGGCAAGAGCACATCATTCATCGGACATGGTACGGAGTGGGTTGGTTATCCCAAAGCCGCAAGCGGGGGTGCATTTGTAGTACCCTTTGACACCCCCGCTACAAGAGCAAATAAGGGTCTAACTGGTATGAGAATGAGACAAGCAATGTCAGGAGGATATGCACTTCCTGGGTTTGCTACTGGTGGACAAGTTCCTGTTATGTCTACATTACCAGAGTTTTCTTCTGGTGGTGTATTTAATCCTGTTTTGGATCTAATTGCAAAATACGAAGCAGGTGCTGGTGGATGGGAGTCTATGTATCCTAGCACCAGACTGAAAGGTGCAACTAAGATGACTATTGCTGATGTTGCCAAAAAAGCAACAGGTGCTGTTGGTATGTATCAGAACTTGCCTCGCTATCTCGTTGCTCGTGCTAAAGCAGTTGGTCTCAATCCCAGTAAAGATCTTTATAATGAAGCAAATCAAAGAAAGATTGCTGAGTATCTTATTGGTAGAGGTCAAGCAGGCGTTACTGCCGATATGATGAGAAATAAACCAGATGAAGCAATGCTGAGACTCTCTAGAGTTTGGGCAGCAATTCCTGTTCCATATGACACTCAAGGTCATAGGAAGAGAGTGAAAAAGGGTGAAAGTTATTATGCTGGTGTTGGTAGCAATAAAGCACACATCACACCAGAAATGATGTACAAAGCAATGGGTCAGGTAACTGGTAAACCTATTGATCCCAATATCACTGGTGGTCCTAGTAATGATGCTAATGATGTGACTCCTGGTACTGATACAGGATCTGGTGGACCTTCTGCAAATCCCACTACTGAGCAAAAAGATCCATTCCAAGCAGCACAAGAGAATCTTCTCAATATTCTCAATAAATGGTTGCCACATACAAAAGATGTTCCTGGTCCTGGATCTTCTAATTCATCTGGTGATACGCTCAATAAAGCAGAACTTGATGAGCAGGAAGAAAAAGAAAACGGCAAGACAAATGTCAGCGTTTCTACTGCAAAACTTCCTGATTCTGGCGCAAAAGTAGATCCAAATGGAACTAAAACACCAGACCCAGTTATGTTACCCAATACATATGTTATCCCTGCTAATGAATATGTGAAACCTAGATTTGGTCTAATGGCAGATGTTTCCACTGAACCTGTAAGCTTGTACTAATGTCAGCATCAAAAGATTATAAACTAAAGGATCTTACCGTTATTACTCAAGACGGTGAGAAATGGGATATCAGAGAACTCTGTATGGAGTTAAACTGGTATGAATCTATTGACTCTGCATTCATTCGATGTGATATTTCCATCCTTGATGCTGTCAACTTTGATGAGAAACTCAGGGGTGATGAGTATATCACCTTCACCCTTGAGACTTTTGCATCGAAGAAGAAACCTATTGTTTACATGATGCAACTATACAAAGTTGGTTCTATCAGCAAGTCTGAGAGAACTAAAGCATATGTTCTTCACTGTGGGTCTCCAGAACTATACAACAACGAAGCAAACCGAGCGTTTGGGTGTTTCGGTCCTGTCTCTGGTAAACCACAGGTTGTTGAGAGAATGGTAAAGGATTTCCTGAAAGCACCTTCTAAGATCAAGCACAAAGGTGCTATCGAACCTTACTCTTTTATGAATGTAGTATCTCCCAACTGGAGACCCATTGATGTTATTGCATACGTTTCCGACAAGGTTTGTAGAAAGAAAGGCGGTGGTGGTAAGGGTGGAAAGAAAAATACCCAGTCTGGATATTTGTTCTTTGAGAACAAGTTGGGGTATAACTTTAAGTCTATGGATGGAATGTGTGAGGAGTCTCCATACGAAGAACTCTACATCTATGAACAATCCAACGTGATGGAGAATAATCCAAAACGCAATGCATATACTATTGAGAATGTTAAATATCCAGATAGAACTAATCATTTGGAAAAGATGAGAATGGGTGTATACAAAACATGCACTCACGGTATGGTTATTCCTGCCATGACTGAAGGATATACCTCCCAGCCTGCACTAACTAGCAGCGGTCTATTTGATGAGTTCCAAAATAATAACACATATAATCCACCATCCAATGAAACTAGATCTAAATCATTAGGACTTGATGACTTTAACAAGGCACAGTCTGATGCAAGAAGTGCTGAGAAGTCATTCATTGGTGCAGGTGGACAAGAATCCTTTACATACAAACCAGGAGCAAATAATACAAACTATGGTCAGTCTGATAGACAGGTCCAACTTGCAGAGAAGATGCAAAAACCTGCAGGAACAGTCTCTGGTCCTATCGTCACTTTGATGACAGAAATCTTTAAGAAAGCATCTAAACTTGAGGAAGGATTTCCATATAATCTAGAGCACACTAAAGAGTTTGAGGAGTATTGGCCAACAAGAACTAAATTTAAGATTCTTCCAAAATATACACACCAGGATGCTGGAGCAGCAAATGGTGGCGCAGATGAAGCACCAGATAATGTTCTTCTATCTGCTGCATATGCTGCTGCAAGATATTCTCTTCTGAATACTATGAGTCTAACTATTACTGTTCCTGGCAACACTGCTCTATATGCTGGTCAGGTTATCAAGATTAAGTTACCAGATTCTAGACAAACAAGCAAGAGATTGCCCCCTGACAGAACATATTCTGGTAAGTATTTGATCAAAGGTCTAAAGCATGTATACAACAAGACTGGTGTAACTACTGAACTCTATCTTTGCAGAGATTCTATCCCAGCAAAATAATAAATAGATCAGTATGAATAATCTGTATGAATAATATTGATAAGCATATAGAACAGGATAGAGAAATCCTGGATAATCCTACCACATCTCCTCAGCAACGTCGTCATGTTGAGGATGAACTTGAGAGCCTGAAATCATATAAGGCAAAACATCCTGATAATGATCACGATCCAACATCCTTGGAACTGTTTTGTGATGAACATCCAGATGCAGCGGAGTGTCGAGTATATGACATCTAAGAAGAAGAAGCATGTTCAGAAATCTAAGCCTGAGAAGGAACTTCTGAAAGAACTTGCTAAAAGAGGTCCAAGAAATCCTGTTGAGGCAGCACTGTACGAAAAGTACATTCGCGGTAGGGGTTGACAAACTCATCAGGAATAATTACAATCAACACTGTCCAGGGTTGGGAGACAACTCTTAGTTATTATGATTGGAGAATATATTGATATTGATGCACACAATAGTTTTATTGGTGGAGGCATCATGGAACCAGAAATTGTCGATGGCATCATCGAGTTTTGGCATGAATGTGATTACTTAGAGAAGATCCCTGGTCACTGTGGTGGAGCTAATGACGGCGCAGGTGGAGTCGATAAGAATATCAAAGATTCTATTGACATGACTATACCTCGCTATCATAAAGATAAAAGAATTCTTAATTTTATTGATGGGTTGGCAGAAGTCACTCGTGAATATGTTAATTATTGGTCCATGTTAAAAACAATACACTGGGATTTACAAGAAGATTTTAATATCCAGTGGTATCCCCCAGGTGGAGGATTTAAGCAGATTCACTGCGAAAGAAATAGTGCTCATCCAGAGTGTGTTCGTAGAGTTCTTGCTTGGATGACATACCTAAATGATATAGAAGAAGGTGGTGAGACTTACTTTGAGGTGCAGCAGTGTAAAGTAAGACCAAAGAAAGGTCTGACTCTAATTTGGCCTGCAGACTGGACACACTTTCATAAAGGTATACCTGCACCTAATGAAGAGAAAATGATTGTGACTGGATGGTATGACCTCGTTATTTGATAAGTTGATACTGGGACACTATAATAATAAGAAACAAGCATATAGTAACCCAACACGATGGCCTCAGATTAATATTCTCTACACAAAGATTGATGAGAATGTTCTTGATCTGAAGCAATGGTATAATTATCAAGGAGAAAGCAATCCATATAGACATTTCCATGTGACATATGAGCACTTGGACGAAGTTACAGTATATACAACTTCAGTGAACGTTCTTACTGGAGAAGAAAGTTGTAAATGGCAATTTGGATATTTTGATGGATGGTGGTTTGGGGAGATTCGAGATGAATGTATCCTCAGAAATACTCGTGTTGTCAGTGAAGTTCAGTTTAATGGGTTGATCTATATGTCCAGAGACACTGGATACGATTTAGAGACTGGAAAGTTTGCTTGGGGAAAAGAAGAACATGAAGGTATGTTCCAATTTGATAGACTAAATAATCAAAGAAAACTAGACCTAACACAATATAATGGCAGGAACTAAAACTGATTTTGCTGGAAGAGATGGATTTCACTGGTGGGTTGGTGAAGTCGAGGATCATATGGATCCTGCCCAGCTCGGTAGAGTTAAGGTTCGTATTATTGGTTGGTATACTGGAAACCGCACTAAGGATGGTGCTAGCAGTTATCTACAGGATCTTCCAACTAAACAATTACCTTGGGCAACGGTACTTCTTCCTACCGATAGACCTCAGGTAAAGAATGCTGGTTCTACTACAGAACTACAACCTGGTGCTCAGGTTCTTGGATTCTTCCTTGATGGTGAAGAAGCACAACTTCCTTGTGTTCTTGGTGCTTTCCGTGGTTTTAGGCACGCTGAGAATTCTAATGATAGTGGTGCTAGTGGAAGCGAAAGGGGTAGTGCTAATGAAATGGCACGCACTATGGTTGCAGATGCAACTACTGCAAACGAAAATGTAACAGATACACCTCAGCAGAAAGATTACAGTAACCAATTCGCTTTTGGTGGTGCTCCTTTTACTAAGCATCAGGGGCAGCAACCTGGCAGTGCTGAGGGTGGTGAAGAACAGGCTCGTGGCGCTATCAGTAAAGCTGAAGCAGAATCTCCTAAGAATGTTTTCACAAACCCAATCGGTGTTCCCGCAATGCCTGGTGGTATTGCTAACGGCGTTGATGGTCCTGCAAACGAAGGATTTGAGTTAGATCTCAGACGAATGTTGACTGAGATTGGTGTGTCAATCGGTAGTCTTGTTAGGAACAACAAGACTGGTGATTTTATGTCAATGATCACTGGTCGTGTTATCGAAGGTAAAGCAATCCTCAATCAGATCAGTAATCTGACTAATTACCTTAGTAATGGTATTAGTGGTATTCTTGCTCCTCTGAAGGAACTAGCAGCACGAGTTATTCAGAAGATTATTGATACAATCCTTACAGTTCTTTCCAATATTCTTCCTCTGATTGTTATTAGATTGATTGGTGAGATCTTGGATCTTATCTTCCAGTTGTTCTGTAAACCAACACCAGAGTGGGTTAATATTATTAAAGACGTGATGGGGTATGTTACAAACTACCTCAACAGCCTCTTTGATAAGATCATGGACTTTATCACTGAGATCGAAGCAAAGATTCTTGCGATGGTTGATAAAGCAGTTGCTGCAATCAAGAAGGCAATCTGTAGGGGTCTAAATGCAATCAACAAAGCCGCAGATCTAATCTTAGCGGCAGTTAGTGTTGCTAAAGCAGCAGCGAAAGCATCTGATGTCATTAACAGCATCTTTAAGGTAGACTTCACCAAGATCAATTGGACTTCCACAATCTC